GCCCAGTTTAGTTAGTACTTAAGCTCAGTAAGATTGTAGACCTGAAAATATCAGGTCGACGTAACGGAGCTCGTCGACTGATAGACACCCATTCCAATTGGAGGAGGTGTCTGTTTTTTGACGATCGCGAGTTCGTCCACGCAGTGTTACCATGCCTCCTAAAGAGCCATCAAGGAAAGTCAAGTACCGGATATTTTTAACAAAATAATCCGGGGAAGACCCAAGATCGCTAGTTAGGCTTACGCGGACCCATTTCTTATATCGCCAACATTGAAGCCGTACGTCGAAACGTACAGCTCCATAATGCTGAGCAATATTAAGTGGGACACGTAAGACGGCTTCCAAATCATCGAATTTATCAGTAAACTGATCGGTGACTTCTTGCGAAGTATAACCAATCGGTCCTAATAATTTCTTGTCCGGAATTAGCTTAAAAAGCATTGCATACAGATCAACAAAGTCTGCACGTTTTTGCTTGATAGCCTTAAAGAGAAGGCTGTTCATTACGAACAACAAATCTCTAAAGGTGCTAACTTGACGTTTAATCAAGAATGGTCGCACATCTACACCATCGTAATAGTCCGCTCCACAGCTTTCAAAGAAAAACCCTTTAAGAAAGGATTTATCCTCGTTAACTGTGAACCCAAAAAGGGTCATCCCTTCGATCAAGGTAGGTGCAGAAATCTGAGGAACGATTATATCGTCGCCAAAGACACCAACACTTTTCTTAATCTCGGAAGGATGAATCCCATCTTTTTCGCAACTAGCAACAGCTAGCGCGTAGAAGATGAGGGACTCGAGTTCAAAAGTGAACCCGTTACCCATACTACTGACCATTTCATACTCAATCTTCTCAGATTGAATAGAGGGGCAAATTCCGTGTGAACTCCGAAAATCGGAGATTACGCAGAACCAGTCGTAGGGTAATAACGCACGAACGAGAGCAAGAGAAATACTATTGCTGGCGTTAGCTAGGTCAATAGTCGCAAGGCCGAAGGTTTTGGCCAGGCGAGCTAGATGCCTATTGCGTTCCTGAGAATTAAGATTGATTGGCGTTTTATCACGTAATTTCTTACGTATTAAGTTGCCTACAACCTTTTGAAGGATCATAAGACCATTCATCTCAATTCCAATGGTGCGGTGCTCGTCTTTGTTCTTAGGAACGAAGCTGATGCGACTGGGAGTATCATCAGGAACAACAATCAAATGCTTCCGAAAGATACGCAACTCGTAAGAGAGGCGGCTTTCGTCGGTATTCTTTTGTGTCCTATAATGTACAGCCAACGCGTCAACCCAAGGTTCGTTAGAACTAAGGTGAGCAGCGAGGTAGTTCTTGGCTCGATCCGGTACTATTAGCTTATCGCTAAGCTTATAGAATTTACCCGATTCCTCGAATGAACGCTTATTAGCGTTGACCGAGGATCCAGGCCCGAATGAAACAGGAACACGCAGAAAATCTGCCGGTAAATCACCAAGTATGTCATAAATGATACGTTTAACACGATCAAATAGGGCAAAATCAGTAGCCTCACGGTAACTGATTGTTTGGTTGACAATCCGACAGGATTCTTCACCTTG